GGGTCGCACTGGTCGAGTACCGCCATCGCCTTCGTCATCGCCCGTCGGCCGAGGTCGCGGTGGAGCACGAACATCGCCCGCAGTTCTTCGGCCTGGACCGGGTCGAGCTGGTCGTCGCTCATCGCGTCTCCGTGCTACATGGCCGGACGATGCCTGCACCGGGACGGATATGCCCGGCGACGTTTGTCGGGTTGTGCGAGTGGTGCGGCGGCCAGGTCGGTGAGTATCCAAGCCGCTCGACCTGTGCCTCGTACTCGTCGCGGTCCCACGGCTCGACGTCTACAGCCATGACCGCGAGCTCGGGACGGTGGTGAGGTCGGGTAGCGGGATGCCGAGCTTGCGGAACCGCGCCGTCTGCCCGGCGAGCATCGCTCGCTGACGCTGCTGGCAGGCCCAGCACGCCGGTTGCATCCGACAGCACCCGGTGCCTTCGACGTGGGTGTGACGCGAGAGCGGCGGATCGTGGTCGGTCGACGTCGAAGGGGCACCGTCACAGATGAGGCGCATCTGGCACGGCTCGCCCCGTTGGGCGGCGCGCACCCGCTCGTAGCGCGGACCGTACGGCGAGCCCTTGCGTGGCATCACTCGTGTGCGGCGACGATCCCGGCGAGGAACGACGCGGTCAGGGCGATGAGGCCGATGAGGATGACCCGGTTGTCCGGCCACAGCACGACGACGGTGGCGACCACCGGGGCGACGTAGAACGAGGCGCAGTAGTCGCACTCGATGAGGTAGGCCCGCTTCGAGTCCTCGCCCCATCGCTTCGCCAGGCGCTCGCGGATCGGCTTGGTGATGTAGTCGGCGGTCACCAGTCGGGTGAGGCGCATGATCGCCCCGATCGTGAGGGCGACGAGCAACCAGGCGGGCATGCCGGTGCACCGTAGCACTACGTGCAACTCGCGCACAGGGGGTGCATAACCCTGTGGATAGCCCCGCTGCCTCGCGTGCGCGTGCGCGCGCGCGCGTGCGGGGGGTTCTTCTGTATATGGAATCTTCGGCACACGCTGGGGTTATATAAAACGCATCTACCAGGGACGATGTCGCGTCGTCCCAGCGTGCACCGAAGAAACCAAGCGTTTGGAATCTTCGGCGTGACCTGGGCTTATGTAAATGGCCCTCGAAATCTTCGGCGTACGCTGGTACTCCCGAGACAAAGGCCCAGCGTGCTCCGAAGATTCCAAGCTTGGAATCTTCGTAACGTGCCCTCTGACCTGGGGAACTACATCGGCTGACAACCGAAGATTCCACGGGGACGACGGCCCCCCGCGCGCACGCGCGCGCGACGCGCACGCGAGGGCGGGTTGCACGACGGTCAGTGGCTGCACATCGTGCGATCGTGTAACGTCCCCGCCTGATGAGCGATCGCCGTCCGCGCACGGCATCGAAGCGATCCAATGTGCGCTACAACGCCGTCGTCGCCTCGGCCACGGTCATGACCTCGCGGCCTCCCGCGCTCCGTCGGATGAGCAAGGGCGAGGCGTGGCAAGAGGACGCCTGGCGGTTCTACGACGAGAACGGTGAGCTGCGCTTCGCCGTCGGGTGGATCGCCAACGGGCTCAGCCAAGTGAACCTCGTCGCCGCTCGACGGCCAGCGTTGCTCGGAGACGACCCGGCGCCGCTCGCCATCAGCGAGAAGCCCATGCCGATCGACAACGACGCCATCAGCCTCACCGCCGCCATCGCTGGTGGACCCGACGGGCAGGCGCAGATGCTCGCCCAGCTCGCCCGACTGCTCACCGTGCCCGGCATCGGATGGGTGCTGATCGAAGGCGGCAGCGCGCAGAACCCCGACGAGTGGAACTGGCGGGTCATCTCGAACGACGAACTGCGCGCCGAGCGCGGTGACTACGAGGTCGAAGACGAACCGACCGACGAGAACCCCGACGGGTGGCGCCCGCTCGACCCCGACCACGTGCTGATCAAGGTCTGGCGCTCCCACCCGCGGCGCTCGAACAAGCCGGACTCGTCGTGCCGCGGCGCTCTCCGCCCGCTGCGTCAGCTCGCCATGCTCGACGACCACATCGACGCCACGTGCCAGTCGCGCCTCGCTGGCGCGGGTCTGCTCGTCGTGCCCAACGAAATCGAGTTCGCCCCGATCGCTCGCACCGTCGACCCGGCCACCCCCGACGCGCAACCAGACGGCGCCGTCGTCGATGACTTCGTCGAAGTGCTCATCGACACGATGACGACGCCGATCGCTGACCGCTCGTCGGCGGCGGCCGTCGTCCCGCTCACCGTCAAGCTGCCCGGCGAGTACGTCGACAAGGTCAAGCACATCACGTTCTGGTCCGAGTTCTCAGACACCGTGCTCGGGCTCGGGGAGCGGGCGATCAAGCGCCTAGCCCTCGCACTGGATATGCCGCCCGAAGTCGTGACCGGCGTGTCGGGCATGAACCACTGGGGCGCCTGGCGGGTGCAAGAGGAAGCGATCACCCTCCACATCGAGCCGTTGGCCGAAGTGATCTGCCACGCCATCACCAAGGGGTACCTGCGGCCCGGCCTGCTCGCCCTCGGCCACGCTCAGGCCGACGTCGAGCAAATCCTGATCTTCCACGACGTCACCGATCTGACGGTGCGGCCCGACCTGAGCCAGAACACGATCGCCGCGTGGGACCGCATGCAGGTGGCCGACTCCGTGCTGCGCCGCGAGATTGGGCTGTCCGAGACGGACAAGCCCGACGACGCCGAGTACCGCGAGCGGCTGATCCTGCGCATCATCGACCGCTCGCCGCAGCTCGCCCCGGCACTGCTGCCCGCTCTCGGCATCCCCGTCGACCTGGCGGCGCTCGGTCAGCCGTACCCGATCACGCCGACCGAGACGACGCCGGGACGACAGATCGGCGGACCGCCCGACACGGCGAATGGTGGGGAGCCGGACGCCGTGTCGGGCGGCGTTACGTCGTCGGCTGATAGTCGTCTATCAGACGACGCACTGACCGCCGCCTGTGACGGGCTCGTCTACCGCGCCCTCGAACGCGCCGGCCTTCGGCTGCGCAACAAGGCCGGTCGACGTGACGGCGGGCCGTCCGGTGTCGAGTGCGCCGACCTGGCCGAGCTGCACACCCGCATCGACGCCTCGACCTTCTCGAACGTCCACGAACTCCTCGAAGGCGCCTGGACCCGCGTGCCCACCGTCGCCAGTCGCTACGGCGTGCCGTTCGAGGAACTGCTCGTCGCCATCGACTCGTACACCCGTGGCCTGCTCGTCAGCGGGCAGGCCCACGACATCGACCGGCTACGTGACGCCATCCCGCGAACCGTCGCCGCAGGGAGGTTCTGATGACCCGACGCAAGCGCTCCCGGCAGTGGTCGATGGCATTGACCGCGGCGACCGTCGAGCCGCCGTCGGCGGTCGCCGCTCCCACCGACGGCTTCCACGCCCTGCTCGCCCCCGAAGGCGTGTGGTCGTCGGACGGGCGCATGTTCGCCGCCAACGCGCTCAGCGTGCGTGAAGGCCCGAACGACCTTCCGCTGATGGGCCTCATCGAGAACACCGAGATGCACGACCGCAGCATCAACGTCGGGCACTTCACGTCGATGAGTCGACGCGACGATGGCTGGTGGGAGGGGAGCGGCGTGTGGGCCGACTCACCCGAAGCGCTCGCCATTCGTGAGCGGGTCCGGGCCGGGGACGTCACCGGCATCTCGGTCGACGCCGCCGTCACCGAGTTCGAGTACCTATCGCCCGCCGCCTCGTACGACGAGATGATGGCGATGTTCGACGACGACGCCGACGACACCGAGCCGCCCGAGCCCGAGCGCATCGACATCGACGGCGTCGAGTACATCGTCAGCAAGGTCGTGCCCGACCTGATGCGCGCCACGGTCGGTGAGCTGATGGGCGCCACCATCGTGCCGTTCCCCGCCTTCCCCGGAGCGACGATCACCGACCTCTCGCCCGATGCAATTCTCGAGCCAGCCGCGGTGACTGCTGCTGCCGCGCCGGTCGCGCCCCCTCGTGGCTGGTTCGAGGCACCCGACGTGAACCACGGCGCCTACGACGTCGAGATTGACGACGACGGCCATCTCCACGGCTACCCCGCGGCGACGTGGGACTCGTGCCACCTGTCGTTCCCCGACGAGTGCATCACCCCGCCACGCTCACAGACCGACTACGCCTACTTCCGGGTCGGTGCCGTTCGATGCAGCGACGGCAGTCGGGTGTCGACCGGCCCGCTCACCTTGCGCGGTGGTCACGCCGACCGCACGTGGAGCCTCGCCCGAGCGATGGCGTTCTACGACGACACCGACAGCGCCTTCGCTGACGTCGCCATCGGAGAGAACCAGCACGGCATGTGGATCGCCGGGGCGCTGCGTCCCAACGCCTCGGCCGCTGATGTGCGCACGGCGATGGCGTCGGGCTTCTCCGGTGACTGGCGCTGGACCGGCCGCAGTCACGAGCTGATCGCCCTCTCGGCCGTCAACACGCCCGGCTTCCGTCAGCACGCCAGCCTCTACGAGAACGCCGGACTGGTCGCCTCGATGATCCTCGACATGCCGCGCACCAACGAGGACGACGTCATCGCCGCGTCGGCCGTTCAGCGCATCGCCGCCTCGATCGGCCGCAGCTCGCAGCAGCGCATCGAAGCACTCCGAGCTCGCGTCCATCCCGAGCTACAGGAGGTCCACTGATGACGTGTTGTGGTCGGCGTACTCAGCCCGCTCCCCGCGTCGCGGGGACCGCTCGACGTGACCTCGGCGGTCCGGTCGCCAGTGCCGACTCGTTCCTCGCTGCGGCCCACCCGCGCTACCTCGTCGTCGCCCGTCAGACGTCGACCGATGGGAAGCGCTTCTCGACGTTGACGGCGGCGCAGGACTTCGCCCGCCGCAGCGGCGGGATCATTCGGCAGCTCTGATAGGCGTCTAGCACCGTGGCAAGCCGAGTCATCGGCGTCGCGACCGTTCAGGTCAAGGCCGACACGACCGGATTCCGTGGTGCCCTCAACGGGCTCGGCAGCAACCTCAGCAAGTCGTTCAGCGGGATCAGGCGGGCCATCGGCGCCCTCGGGCTCGGCCACATCGCCCGCGAAGTGATCGACTTCGGCGCCACCTACCGGGTCCAGCTTGACAACGCCCGCGCCGCCGTCACCGGCCTCACCAGCTCCCAGCGGGAGGCCGACAAGCTGATGCGGGAGATGACGCAGTTCGCCATCAATACGCCGTTCGACCTCCCCGGCGTGCAGGACGCCACGACCCGGCTGCTCGCCTTCGGTGCGGGCTTCGGGGTCACTACCGACAACGTCATCGACTACATCGCCATCCTCGGTGACGCCGCGGCGTCGACCGGCAAGGGCGCCGACGCGATGAACAACGTCATCACGACGCTGGGCAAGATCAGCGGCCAAGGGCGCGTGCTGCGCCGCGACATGAACCAGTTGACGGCCAACTTCCCGTCGCTGCACCCGTGGCAGATTCTCGCTGACGCGACCGGCGAGAGCGTCGAGAACCTACAGCGAATGTCGTTGAAGCCCGGTGGGCTCGAAAGCATCATCAGCGGCGACGAGGCCGTGCGGCTGTTCATCGCCGGGATGAAGGAGATGCCCGGCGCGGCCGGCGCGATGGAGCGTCGGATGGCGACCCTCGGCGGCACCTTCGAGATGTTCAAGGACACGATGGGTGTCGCCGTCGCTGACGGGCTGGTCCCGTTCTTCCGCACGCTGCAAGACATCATGGGGTCGAGCCGCATCCAGATCGAGCTGAAGTCGCTCGTGGCTGCCTTCTCCACGCTGGCGGCAGGAATTCTGAAGGAGCTGGGGCCGGTCCTGCCCGAGCTGATCCACTCGTTCAAGCTCATCGTCATCGCCCTGCTGCCGATAATCCCGGCCATCGGTGACCTGGCCGCGATGTTCGCGATGGCGCTCGTCAGCGCGGCGCCACTCATCGCCGTGATCGCGCAGGTCGCCTCGGCCGTCACCAACTTCCTGATGAAGATGAACCCCGACTACCTCGGCATCCTCTCGGCGGCGCTGCTCGTGTTCTGGATGAGCCTGCTCGTGTTCTGGATGAGCTTGTCCGGTGGCCCGGTGGTGGCGCTCATCATCGCCGGGATCGTGGCGCTCGCCATGATCATCATTCACAACTGGGACACGATCGTCGCCGCCACCGGGGCGATGGTCGCCGCCGTCGTCGGGTGGTGGGACTGGCTGTTCGACAACGTCATCGACCCGGTGCGCGACTTCATCATGGACGTCGTCCACATCTGGCAGATGCTCTACGACTGGCTCGTCGGGAACTCGATCATCCCCGACCTGGTCAACGCGATCATCAAGTGGTTCACGATCCTGTTCGACTTCGTCGGCACCATCTTCAACGCGATCAAGACCGTCATCCTCGCCATCTGGAACGGGATCAAGACCGCCGTCGTCACCGTCGTCACGGCCGTCGTCGACTTCATCCGGCGCCACTGGCAACTGCTCGTCGCGATCATCGCTGGGCCGCTGGGCCTCATCGTCGCGCTGGTCATCTCGAACTGGGACCGGATCAAGTCGTTCATCTCGACGACCATCAACACGATTAAGTCGGTCGTGACGACCGTGTGGAACGCGATCAAGACGGCGGTCATCACCCCGATTCAGGCGGCCCGCGACGCCGCCAAGGCCGCCGTGCAGGCCATTCTCGACAAGGTGCGCTCGGCGTGGTCGGGCCTGTCCGGCTTCGTGTCCGGCGTGTGGAACGGGATCAAGAGCGCCATCACCGGCCCGATCCAAGCCGCCTACGACTTCGTCGCGAGCAAGGTCGCGGCGATCAAGCGGCTCGTCCAGGGGGCCATCGACAAGGTCAAGAGCATCCCCGGTGCCGGGCTCATTGGTCGCGGGATCAGCGCCATCGGCGGCATCTTCGGAGCCAGCGGCGGCGTGTTCAACCAGCCGACCATGAAGATCATCGGTGAGGCCGGGCCGGAAGCGCTCGTGCCGATGAACAACCCGATGCGGGCGATGGCTGTCATGCAGCAGGCCGGGCTCGACCGCCTGGCGGCGTCGATGGGCGGCCAGCGCGGCTTCTCCGGTCCACTTGTGCAGATGAACGGCACCACCATCCAGGACGCCACCGACGCCGACCTCGTCGCCCAGCGCACCCTCGTCGCCATGCAGGCGGCGATGGTCGTGACCTGATAGTCGTCTATCTGTCAGACTGCACATTGTGCAAGCCGAGCTATACGACCCCCACCTGGGCGTTCTCGAACTCGGGTGCGATCCGTACGTCGTGACGTCGATCCAGGTCGGCTCACCCGAAGTGCGGGAAGTGAGCCGCTACCGGTCGCTGACCGACGGAACATTCGACGACACCCGGTACACCGGGGCTCGGGCGATCACCCTGGTGATCCGCTTCAAGGACAAGCTGCTCGGTGAGTGCTCCGAGGCGGGTCAGTACCCGTCGATGCAGACCCTCATCGACCTGCTCGCCCCGTACATGAGCCCGCGCCTTCGCCCCACCCTGACGTGGCAGCTCCCCGGCTCCGACGAGATGCGAGCCGCCGTCGTGCGCGGGGTGAACTGGGGGTGGACCGTCGAAGGCCCGAAGGCCCAGGGGATCGCTCCGCAGTGGGTGGTGCCGTCCGGCGAAATCGTCGCCGGGGGACCAGACGCGCTGCACTGCCAGACGATCCGGCCGTCGGTCGACGTCGAGGCGGGCCGCGTCTACGACCTCGTCTTCGACCGCACCTACCCGGCGTCGGAAGCGATCGGCGGGCGCACCATCGTGAACCCCGGCAACGCAGCGACCAACTGGGTGCTGACCGTCTACGGCCCGGTCGTCAATCCGTCGTTCACCGTCAACGGCGTGCAGATCACCACGAACCGCCTGGGCGGCGTCACCCTCACGGCCGGTCAGACGCTCGTCATCGACACCCGCAACCGGACCGTGCTGTTCAACGGCCTCCCCGCCAGCTCGCGCTACCAGAACACCAACTTCGATCAGTGGAGCTGGGACGACCTACTGCTGCAACCGGGCTCCAACATCGTTCGGTTCGACGGCACAGGAATCACGGCGCAGACCGCGGCCGACTTGTGCTTCACCCCGGCGTATCTCGGATGAGTCGTGGCGCGCCTCGTAGCCGGTGACGTCAACTTCAATCTGACGCTCGCCATCGGCCCGTCGTCAGGGTCGGCACCCGTGCAGGAAGTCACGTCGTTCGGGTCGGTCACGATCACCTTCGACCTCGAATCGGGCAGCAATCTTCAGTTCGTCGCGCGGGGCAACTCACCCGAAGCGGCGTACATCGACGAGCTCGCGACCGACGTGTGGCTGATGGGCGACATCAAAGCCCGCTTCCGCACCTGGGCCGTGTGGCAAGAGTGGTTCCAGAACGGCCAGGACAACGTCAACGTCATGGGCGTCACCTACAAGAAGCTGCTCAACCGGCGCCTGTTCAACACCCCGGTGACGTTCACCACCACCGACCTCGGGCTGATCATTTGGGGCATGTGGCAGCACACCCAAGCGCTGCCCGGAGGCAACCTCGGCGTCACACTCGGCACCCCGAATCTGACCGGCATGGTCCGCACCCGCGCCTACAAGACCGGCGAGAACCTGGGCGCCCAAGCCGACGCCGAATACGAGGAAGGCATCTGGTGGTCGATCGACGAGAACCGCGTGCTCACCGCTGGGAGCCTCGCCACCCGAGCATTCGTCGGCGCCCCACTCCATCTCGGCGCCAGCGTGCGCGAGATGCAGCGAGCGTCTGGCTCGGACTTCGCCAACGCCGTCTACGGCGATGCTGACGAGAGCGTCACGACCGGCGTGTGGAAGGTTGACCCCACCGTCACCACCGACCCACGGGGCCGCTGGGAACTCGCCTCGGGCTGGCCGACCGTCACGTTGCAACAGACACTCGATGACCGCACCGCCGCCTTCTTGAAGGACTCGACGCTCACCGTCGCTCACTGGAACATCGACATGGAACCGGCGCGCTGGATGAGCGACACACGGATCATGCCCGGCGACTACGCCGTGCTCGTCGTGCCCCGCTCGCTCGCCGCCCCGATCGGTGCGCCGACGCAACTCATCACCGTCCGCGTCACGCAGGTGTCGGTCAGCTTCGACGCCGACGGCGGGCTCGAAGTGAAGGCGGTCGTGATGGAGATGCCCAGCGTCCCGGTGCCCACCGAGCTGATAGACGACTATCAGGAGCCGATCACATGACCGGAGTCCCCAACAGCGTCAGGGCCGTCGACACGATGGCGGCGCACTTCCGCAAGATCAACCAGCGCCTCGCCTCGCTGGAACGGGCCTCATCGAGCGGTGGCGGTGGGGGAGTCCCGACCGACTGGACGCCGTACGACGCCCGCTTCGTCAACGTGCCCGGCGACAAGATGACCGGCCTGCTCCAAGTGGTCGGCAACCCGGCCATCGACATCATCACTCCGGTCGGCCAGCCGCAGACCTACCTGCGCGCCCTCGACAGCGACGGCACCAGTCGCCTCGGCTACCTCAACTTCCTCAACGCCGGGGGCGGGATACGCCTTGCTGCCGACAACTCGGCGCCGATCCTGTTCCGCACCGGGGCGAGCGACATCCTGTCGATGCTGCCAACGATCATCAGCTCCAAGGTGGCGTTCCAGTCACTGGTGCCTGCGGACTTCTGGTCAGCCAACTCGGCGCAAATCTTCTTCGGCACGATCGGCCACGTCGGCACCGACGGCTCGAACCGCATCGGTATGTACTCGAACACCTACCGCAACATCGGGGGCACGTCGAGCAACGGCGGCGGGTTCGCCGGGTCATCGGCCATTGAGTGCGACCCGACAGGGTTCATCATGTTCCGCGCCGACACGCATGTTCCGCGCCGACACGGGCATCCCGGCCGGGAACGGGCCAGCGAACCTCGGCAAGTGGGCACCCAACGTCCTGGAATCCTTCACCCCGATCTACGTCGACGGACAGTTCCGCGTCTTCCTCAGCGGCCTCACCGCTCTGCTCGCCGGGAGCAACGGCACCAGCTACCTCGCCTTCTACACCGCCGCCACCAGCTACAGCGCCCTCGGCGCCCGCTCGGGCTACGTCGGGTACTCGTCGGCGGGCAACCTGCTGCTCAACAACGAGATGTCAGGCGGCCACATCTACATCGACGCCGGGGCAAGCACCGGGAACATCATGTTCCGCTTCGGCGGGGGCGAGCAGTTCCGCATGAGCCCGCAGGCTGTGCTCGTCGGCAAGACCGCCTACAACACCTACCAGACGGCGTCGGGCATCGAGATGTGGTCTGCCGACGGCCAACTGATGGTCACCCAGACCACGAACACGTTCAATTCGATGGTCCACATCGGTGCCGCCGACGTCGCCAATGTCAGCTTCCTGCGCTTCTACCGCACCGGCTCCGTGATGATCGGCCAGATTCGCCAGGTCGCCACGACCGGCGTCGAATACCTTCAGACGTCGGACAAGCGCTTGAAGACCTTCGTGCGTGATGTCGACGATGACGAGTCACTGAGGATTCTGCGCGAGCTCGCCCCCGTCCACTACACGTGGAATCACGTTCCTGACGACGACGAGCACATCGGCTTCTTCGCTCAGGACTTGTACCTCGTCGCCCCGGAGGCCGTCGGTGTCGGCAGCGGCGAGCCGGGCGACGACGACTTCGAGCCGTGGGGCACCGACCTCGCCAAGCTCGTGCCGCGACTTACCGCCATCCTGCAAGCCCTCGACCGACGACTCACCGCCTTGGAGGCAGCATGAACGAAGACGACCCCATCTACTCGTTGACTCGCGAGGAACTGATCGAGGTCGCGCTGCGTGACCGACAGGTCAAGGGTCAGTTGGCGCAACGGCTTGGGTTGCTCATGGCCGAGAACTGCGAGCTGGTCGTGCTGCTCAACACTCGCAACGGGGACATCGCCCCGGTCGAAGCACCCGCTACCGAAGGAGCCAATTGAGATGGCCTACTCCGACATCGCCGCACTGGCAATCGACTTCGACTTCCGTGCCCGCATCGCCGCCAGCGCGGCGAGCGAGAACGATCACCTGCCGATGCATCCGCTGATGTTTGCCGACACCTACCAGTGGCAGATCGCTGGGGCGCCCGGCTTCGGTGACGCCTATGCCTCGGCCGTCGCCGGGGACGTCGAGCGACCAGGCAACGACCCGTCGGTCATCAGCGACGCGCAGATTCTCGCCGTCGTGCAGCCGATCGTCGACAGCCTCCCGCCGAACCCCTAGGCCGCCCTTGCACGATGTGCAAGAATGCGCGCCGTGGCACTTGAAACCCCCAAGTGGTTGCAGGCTGGCACCTACGCTGCTCGCCTCGACCGGCACGTCATCCAAGAGCTGTTCCGGTCGAAGAATCGCGTGCTGCGCGGCCTCGCCGTCACGCAGCGTGCAGCCGGGGCGAACTTCTCGGTCGACATCTCGGCGGGCTCGGCGGTCATCCTCGGCACGACGCAGGCCGACCAGGGCTCATACCTGTGCCGCAACACCGCTGTCGTCAACCTCGTCGCCACGGCCCCGCGTCGCCACGGCCACCCCCGGCGCACCGCGCACCGACTCGGTCTACGCCGTCATCAACGACCCGAATGCAGGCGGGCCAGCGGGGAGCAACTGGAACGTCGTGTGGGTCAACGGCGGGACCGCCGCCCCGGCCGACTCGATCCTCCTGGCGACCGTCGCCCGCACGGTTGGCGAACCCTCGATCGCCACGGCGGCGATCACCGACCAACGCCCGCTCGGTGAATGGTCGTGGACCGTCGGAACGACCAACCCGCCGACGGCCAAGGCACCTGACGGCGACCTCTACATCGTCGTGACCTGATAGGCGCCTAGCAGTGCCCAACGTCAGCCCCAAGGGTGTGTTCGGGCGCCACGCGGGCGTTTGGAAGCCGCCAGCGGCGATCTACGCCCGTTCCGCGGCGACGTGGAAGAAGGTCACCCACGTCTACTGCTACCGGAACGGCGCCTGGCAGCTCATCTACGCCTCCGACCCCGTCGCGCCAGCCACGGCGACCGCCGCGTGGCTCGCGCCGCACAGTGTCAAGATCACGTGGACCCCCCCGGCCGTCAACTCGAACTCGTCGTGGATCGTCAGACGCTCCGATAACTCGATCGTCGCCACCGTGCCCGTCGGCACGCTCACCGTCACCGATCTGACGCCGCTACTGACGAGTACCGCCACCGGCAACAAGACGTTGGCCGCCTACACCGTCGAAGGCACCGACGGCACGACATCATCGGCCAAGGCGTCGACCAACACCGTCACCTGGAACCTCGACCCCGCCACGCAAACCAACGTCGTCACCTATCCCAACGCGACGACGTCGGCGGTCAAGGTGAGCTGGACGCCGAACGCCACCTACGGCGAGCCCGACGGCTGGAAGGTGTGGGAAGCCACGGCTGGATGGATCAACACCACGCCGCTCGCCGGGTCGGTCCGCAGCTTCGACGTCACCGCCCAAGGCCGCGGCGTGCAACAGAACTACCGGGCCGTGCCGTTCAGCAAGAACGCGGCTGGGACGTGGGTGCAGGCAGGCAACGACACCAACACCGTCGCCAACTTGAAGGCGACCACCCCCGTCAGCCTGTCGCTGACCGCCACGTCGAGCCCGCTGTCGAACCTCCGTCTCACGTGGGCCTCTGGCGGCGGCACCGTCACCGCCTACGAGGTCGAGACGTCAACCAACGGCACGACGTGGGCCGCCAGCGCCGACGACGTCAGCCCGTCCGACTGGACGACCAGCGTCGCCGGATACATGCGCGTGCGCGCCACCAGCCCCGGTGGCGTGTCGGACTGGGCGCAGGCCGGACCGAAGACGCCGATCCTCGACACGACCGGCCCCGCCCCGTCGAACATCACCAGCTTCAAGCCCGAATCGAGCTACGGCCGCATGGTCGTGCGCGGCACATGGTCGGCCAGCTCGGACGCCAAGAGCGGCCAGATTTTCTACAAGATCGGCTCCGGGTCGTACGTCTCGGTGTGGGGTCCGTCACCGATCACGCCCAGCGGCGTGTTCGGCGTCGTCACCAACACCGCCTCGGCGGGACACCGCCTCGGCGGGCCAGGTCATCACCGTGCTCGTGCGGGCCTGGGACGCCGCGGGCAACCTCAACACCGCCGACGACACCGCCGTCTACACCCTCGCCGCCTCCCCGCAGATCGTCAACCCGACCGACTCGGCAACGTGGCGGGTCGACGAGTGGCGCACCGACGGTGTTGCCGGGTCGACCGGCGTCATGCACGGCCGGACCAGTTCGGGCGAGAACATCGGCTGCTGGTTCTACGGCGAAGCGATCCAGGACTTCGTCTCGACCCACGAGGTTGTCTCGGCCACCCTCGACTACTGCCGGGACGGCTCGTCACAGGGTTCGAGTGCGGCGATCCAGCCGCAGGTGTGGGTCCACAACCACGCCACCGAACCGGCCGGCGCGCCGACACGGGTCACCAGCGCGTCGGTGCTCGGCTCCGGTGTCGCCCGCTCCGGGACCACAGGAGGTTCGGCCACCCTGACGGCGGCGATGCTCGACCTGCTCGCCGTGGCGGGCAAGGGGCTGTGCGTGTATCGCTCGACGTCGGACACCAACCCCGACTCAGCGGGCAGCTTCTACATGCGCCTGTTCCCGTTCAACACGAACTCGGGCGGCAAGGTCAGCGGTCGGGTGACGCTCAACCATCTCGGCTGATAGACGCCTATCGACATGACCACTGCACATTGTGCTATCGTGCGCGCCCAACGACGTAAGACCGCACGAGGGCTGAAGCCCCGTGAGGCAGCGACCGGGCCGAAGCCTGGCATCCGAACTCCGACCCTTCATACGGGAGAATCCGATGACCAAGCGTTCCGCCGATGAAGACACCGGCCGCCCTGATGTTCCTGCCGAGCTGTCCGAGCTTGACGACGAGGCGCTGGCGGCGCTCGTCGAGAGCCTGACCGCCGAATTCGACCGCATGCTCGACGAGGGCAGCCGCGACGTCGCCACGATGACCGCGCTGGCCGACGACATCGAGCGCGTCAACGGCGAGGTCGCTGGCCGCGAAGCAGCCGCCCTCGAAGACGACGCCAGCATCGCTGCCCTATCCGAGCGCATCCACGGCAGCACCGAAGACCCCGAGCCCGAGCCCGAAGCCGAGCCCGAAGCCGAGTCCGAAGCCGAGCCCGAGGCGCCCGCCGTCCCGGACGGCGCCCGCGAGCTCGTGTCCGCATCGGCGGTCACCGCGAGCACCCGTCCGACGCTGCGTGACATCGCCCGGCGCACCCCCCGCCCGCGCATCGAGCATCGCCGCACCCCGGCCGTGACGATCACCGCAGCCGTCGACCTGCCCGGCGTCTCGCCCGGCACCGTCATCGACTTGACGCAGGTCGCCCAGTCGTTCCACGACCGGGCCCGCGTCCTGTCCGAAGGCCAGCGTGCCCCCGTCTGCCGGGTGCAGGTGCCGCACACCCACACGCTCGGCACCGATCCGCAGGCCAATGTCCGCTCGATCGAAGACCTCATCGGTCAGCCGACCGCCCCGGCGCTCGTCGCCTCCGGTGGATGGTGCGCTCCGTCGGTGCCGATCTTCGAGCTGTTCGACATCGGTCCCGACCTCGACAACATCTTCGACCTGCCCAGCCTCGGCTCCGAAGTCCGCGCCGGGGTCATGGTCCCGACGTTCTACGGGATCGGTGACGTCAGTGGAGCGTTGTGGACCTGGACCGAGGCCAACGACATCGCCGCAGCCACGCAGCCTGCTGGCCCCGACAAGACGTGCATGAAGATTCCGTGCCCGACCTGGACCGAATGCCGGATGGAGGCCGAAGGTCTGTGCGTCACCCACGGCAACCTCAGCGACCGGGCGTGGCCCGAGCTGACCCGCCAGTTCCTCTCGGTAGTGATGGGCGCCCACCAGCGCCGCATCTCGGCGGCGAAGATCGCCAAGGTCATCACCGACACCGCCACCGTGGTGCCTGACGCGAGTAACATGCGCTCGCAGTACCGCATCAGCAAGCGCCGCTCGGTCGACGTGCTCCTGCCTGATTGGGCGCTCGAAGTGCTCCGCTCCAACATGGCGATGCGTGCAGGCATCTTCGATGCCATGAACATCACCGACGGGCAGATCACGTCGTGGCTCACCGCTCGTGGCGTTCGGCCCCAGTTCACCCCGGACTGGCAGCCGCTCTACACCACGACGGCGGCATTGAGATGGCCCGCCAGCCTCACCTTCGCCCTCTGGCTCACCGGGTCGTACTTCTCGATCGACGGCGGCGAGATTGACCTCGGCGTCGTGCGGGACTCGACGCTCAACTCGACCAACGACTTCACCGCTGCGTGGAGCGAGCAGTTCTACCAGGTGTGCCGCCGCGGTCCGCAGGGACGCAAGTACACGGTGCCGCTCGACATCACCGGCGTCACGGCGTGCTGCCCCTGATAGGTGCCTATCAGGAGAGGGAGTAATCGCACATGGTGACCAGCGCTGCGGTTTACACACGGATCGAGGCACCACCGCTGGTGCCGCGCCCCTATGGCCTGTTCTCGGTCGCGCCACCAGTCGACGGCGCGGAACGGTGGCGGGTCGGCGTCGGCATGCAGTCGACGCACTGCATGGAGGCCGAAGCATGGCAGGACGCCTGCATCACTGGTGGTGCCGGTGGACCGAAGCCGCCCACCGACTGGTCGTGCGCAGTCACCGTGGCCGACCCGTTCACCGTCGTGATGCTCGCCCAACGGACCGGCATCGACGTCGGTGTCGCCCAGGCCGAGACGTCGGGCGCTCTCCAAGCGGCAGAGGAATACGCCGTCGAGCAACACCTGTGGGCACAGATGGAGGCCGCCGCCACCGACCTCGGCTCGATGCCGATGGGCGACGGCTACACGCTCGGCGTGGTCGAAGGCAACCTCGCTCGCGGCTACCGCGGCCGGGGTGTCATCCACCTGTCGCCGATGGCGGCGACGATGCTCGCCCCACTCTTGGAGTCCACGCCGAGTGGACTCATCACGAAGGGGAACGGCACGCCGGTCGTCGTCGGCGCGGGCTACGGCTCGGCCACTGATCCAACCGCCCAAATCATCGGCACGGGTGCCCTAGTCATCCGGCGCGGTGAGCTGACCGAGTTGACCTCTTGGTCCACCGCGGTCAATGACATCTTCGCCCTGGCCGAGCGTGACTACCTCACGGCCTGGGACTGCTTTGCCGCTAAGGCGACCGCGACCGTCACGTGATGGAGGCTCCATAATGCCCACCAAGAAGCTCCGCTCGGTCAAGGGGCGGCGCCTGCGGCTCACCGCCCTCGATGAGTGCGGCGCGCCGGACCTCGGCAACCCGTGCGGCGTCATCGTCACGTCCGGGTTCATCTCGGTCACGTGGTCCGACGAGGTCGAGACCGGCGATGAGTACACGCAGAAGAACGCCTGGGGCGATTTCTGCATCGCGGAGAAGGACTCGGACCGCGTCAAGTGGGTCAACGTCACGATCAGTCTGTGCGAGGTCGACCCGGAGATTCTGGTCATGCTCGGCGGGGCGATCCCGAACCTCGCCACCGACGGGACGATGACCGGCGCGTTCTTCACCCGTGAGCCCAACCCGCTCAGCTACGCCATCGAGGTCTGGACGAAGAAGGCCGGGACCGACGCCTGCGCCTCTGGCGGCGATCCCGAATGGGGCTACTTCGCCGGGTACAACGTCCGCAACGGGATGCTCGACGGCGACCTGACGATCGAGTCGGCGCCGTTGGCTCTCGGCATGAAGGGCGAGCTGTACGGAGCCAGCTCGGCGTGGGGCGTCGGCCCGTACCCCGACAACCCCTTGGAGAACGTGACCGGCGTACCCGAGGGCGCGCTGCGCTACGTCGGCATCACCACCGTCCAGCCGCCCGACGACACCGACGGCTGCCAGCCGATCAGTGCGGCCACCGGCGCCACGGCGGGCAGTCCCGGCACGTGGACCCCGGCGAACTCGGCCCCGCCCGCCAACCTCGCCGCCCTGACCGGGGCCAGCCCGCCAGTCGTGGCCTCGCCCACGACGGCCTGGACGACCGGCCAGCACGTCATCCTCGGTGACAACAGCCACGCCCACTGGTCGAGCACCGCCTGGGTCACGGGGGACGGAGCCTGACATGGGCATCGCCGGGAACATGAGCAACGTCCTCGACAAGTCGTCGGGAACCAACCAAGGGTCGGCCAAGCCGGGCGACAAGTACCCGTCCGGCTACCCGACCATCACGGCCTCGAACCAAGCCAACGCCGACAAGCTCGGCCCGCTCGGCTTCGTCGCCGTCCCGACGACGGCCTGGACCACCGGCCAGAAGATCATCGTCAACGGCTTCGACTTCCACTGGAGCGGACTTCAGTGGGAGCCCGGCGCCGCCTGATAGGCGCCTATCAGTGCCGAACTCGACCCAATTCCATCCCACCTACGACCAGCCCAATCCGAGGGAGCGCAAGATGCCCAACTGGAAGCTCGACGATGAGGCCGTTGCCGTCGTGTGGGACGAGAGCGCGCCCGACCCGGAGGATGAGGTTGACGTCGAGCCGGACGAGACATTCGACCCGGCCGATCACACGATCGACGACGTCAAGGCGTGGGTCGAAGCGAACCCGGACTACGCCCCCGACGTACTCGAAGCGGAGGAAGGCGGCAAGAACCGCGTCACGCTCGTCGACTGGCTCACCGACTTCGGGTCCGGGTGACCGACACCGACCCTGAGCCCGCCGCCGCGCTCACCGTCGCATGCGAGCCGTGGCCGATCACCTGGCCCTGTTCGACCGCGGGCGTCGCACAGGAGCTGCTGGACGGCGCCCACTCACTCGCCGCACAACTCCTGTGGGCGCTGTCGGGATACCGGGTCGGGCGTTGCATGTTCCGCGAGGCGTTCCGCCCGGCCGCAGCGGGCGGCTGCGGCTTCCCCTACAAGGATGAGAACGGCAACTGGCGCAACGGTGGTCGTGTCGGGAGCCAGTGCTGCAAGGTGCTGCTGTCGCACCGGCCGGTCGAGTCGGTCTTCTCGGTGCAGATTCTCAGCGCGCAGGACGTGCTCAACCCCGCCACCGACTATGTCCTCGAAGGCTCGTGGCTACGGAGCCGGAACGGGTGCTGGCCGATGGCGGGGGAGTGCGACGACCCCGACCTGCTCGTCACCTATTACGCCGGGGTGCCGTTCCCGCTCGGAACCGGGGGGGCGGTCGGTGAGGTCGCCTGTGAGTACGTGACGGCATTGCAGGGCGGGCAGTGCCGCCTCCCCTCGCGGGCGACGTCGATCACCCGCCAGGGGGTCACCGTCACCCTCGACACGGCGGCAGAGTTCGTGGGGCGGGGACGTATCGGGCTGCCAATGGCGGATGCCTGGCTCGAGAGTGTGGTCGGCATCGGTCCCCGCGTCGCCTCTCGGGTGTATTCGCCGGACCTGCCGAGGGCCGTTCGTGCCTAGCCCCGACGTCATCGCCGCCACCGCCGTCGATGTGTGCGAGCTGTGGCTGTCGCGCGCCTATGCCGCCCTCGACGCCTGCGACACGTCCGAGCCGATCACCGCCTCCTACGTAGCGGCCGGGGCGATCGCCTGGGACTCGTGCTGCGGGCTGCTCGTCGTCGCCCCCGAGCGTGTGTTCCGGTCGGCCACCTTCCCAATCGAAGGGACCACCGACTACGTGTGTGAGTCGGCGTTTCTCGTGGTCGACGTAGTGGTGCTCCTGCTGCGCTGTGTGCCCACGTTGGACGATCGGGGCATTGCGCCCGCCCCGGCCCTCCTGAGCGCCGCCTACGGCTCTCTGCTGACCGATGCGGCGATCATCTGGAACGTCGTCGTGGATGAACTGCCCGAAGGCTGGGAGCGGTCCGCCGTCGACCAGACCTTCGTCGGCGCGGCGGGCGGATGCGTCGGCGTTGAGACACGTCTATCAGTTGGGCTCCCGCAGAGCGTGTGGTGCCCGGATTGCGAGGTTCCATGACCATCACCGATCCGAACGACGCCACCTTTGGTGACTTCGAGCTCGCGGACGCCTGGGACGACGAGCCACTGATCGCACCCGAGCAACTGGCCCGACGGCTGCACTCGCTGATCTTGCAGATCGACGCCTTCGGTGGGCAGGACACCCCGAACTGGGATGACCTCGATGACGACACCCAAGACCTCGCCATCGCCATCGCCACCGAACTCGTCGCCTGGATCATGGAGCGCGAGCCCGACAACCCCGCCCTCACCGCCAAGCGCATCCACGACGTCCGTGTGTTCCTGTCCGGGGGAGTGGTGCGCAAGTGGGACGAGCTGACGCCGTCCGAGCAGCAGGTCGCCATCGACCTCGTCACCCTCATCATCAACTGGTTGGAGAGGCAGGGACCGCGATGACCGGCATCTACTACGTCGAAGCGGCCGACTGGCTGCGCGCCGTCGGCATCACCGTCGTCGAGACGGGACCGTGCAAGGGCTGGCAGACGCGGGCTCGTAGCTCGGGCGGATTCGCCTCCGCCCCGCTCGGTGTGCAGTGGCACCACACGGCGAGCAAGACGAACCCGGAGAACGACGTCTCCTGGCAGACCACCGGTTCCGACGACGCCCCGATCGGCAACGCCACGATCATGCGTGACGGCTCGATCTGGATGGTCGCCGCTGGCGCGGCGAACACGGCTGGGAAGGGTGGGCCGATCACGTTCAGCCGGGGCACCGTCCCGCTCGATTCGGGCAACACCCGCACGTGGGCTTTCGAGGTCGCCAACAACGGGGTCGGGGAGGCGTGGCCGCAGGTCCAGATCGACACCTACTTCAAGGCCAGCAACGAGATGAACCGGCGCTTCGGTAACAAGCCGACCGACATCATGACCCACTCCGGGTACTGCCAGCCGTCGTGCCCCGGACGCAAGATCGACCCGGCCACCGCCAGCGCCGTGCAGGGGCCGTGGAAGCCGCGCTCGATCAACAGCTCGGGCACCTGGAACCAGGACGACGTGCGCGCCGAGTGCACCAAGCGGGCCGGGGGATCGACACCGCCACCCGTCAACCCCACGCCGCCGTCGGGCGGCAAGTACACCGTCGTCGCTGGTGACTCGTGGTGGGGGATCAGTCAGAAGCTCGGCTGCACCGTCGATCAGCTCGTCGCCGCCAACCCGCCGAACACGTCCTCGTCGGTGATTCACCCCGGACAGGTGCTCAACGTGCCGGGAGGTTCGGGAGGTTCGACGCCGACCCCCCCGGCCGGTAACGCCAACGTCGAAGCGGGCAAGAAGGCGACGACGCCGCCCGGCTCACCGGAGCTGCGCAAGAGCGTCGTCCACTCGAACGTGCCGTGGCTGCAACAGGTGCTCTGCTCGATGAACACCCTCCCCGCCGACGGCGGCAAGCCGATCTATAACCCGGACTGGGTCGGCTTCGATCGCATCGGCTCGGGGCCACAGACCAACGCGCTCTTTGGCGACGCCACCTACAGCGCCCTCGCCTACTGGCAGTCGAAGAACAACGGCACGAACGGCAAGCCGCTCACCGCTGACGGTGTGTACGGGACGGCGACGGCCAACGCCATGCTCGCCGTCCGGGGCAAGTGATAGGCGCCTATCAGTGAGCGAAGAACACGAAGGCATCCACGCCATCGAGCAGGCCACCGTCGAGACGATCGACGGTGAGCCGGTGGCGGTCGTCCTCGCCCGCTCGCCGCGGCGCTGGCCGGTCGACCTGCAACCCACTCTGTTCCGGGTGGTGCTCACGGCGATCCTGCTCGGCCTCGCCGCCAATGTCCTGTTGTGGTGGGTCGTGCCGGGCGACGACACGTTCGCCAAGGTCATCTCGGTCGCATCGGGCGTCGCCTTCATCGCCATCCTCGTCACCGCCGTCGTCGATTCACCGTGGACCGTCCAATGGCGGGGCGAGGCGCTCCTGCTGTCGATGGCCGTGTGGGTCGCCAACATCATCGAGTTCGCCACGCAGCCGCATATTCCGGCCGACAGCCGGATGCGACAGTGCGGGTTCTACGCCTCGGAGGCGATCCTCGCCCTCGGCGTCTACCTCGCCGTGCAGTCGGCCGAACGTCGAGCTAGGAGGGATAGCCACTGATGGATGCCAACGCAATCATCGCTCTGCTCAGTGCGGCGATCCTGGCGTTCGTCGTGCGCGTGTTCAACATGGTCGGCGCCTGGCTCTCGAAGGTGCTCGGTGTCGACCCGCCCGAACCAATCAAGACGTCCGACGTCGAGCCGAAGGCCGACGACAAGACGCTGGGGAACAGCGGGCCGTGAGTGCACGCCAACGTCCCCGACCTCGATTGGCTGCATGTCGTCCTGGCGGCGCTGCTGATCGTCGTCATCCTCGTCAAGCTTCGGACTTCGCATCGGCGGAAGTTCGGGCTGACGTTCACCATCGAGCGAACAACGCTCGACACAGCAGAAACGGAGCAGAAGCGTGAAAATTCTGGCGGGCATCATCGTGGCGGTCGGCCTGGTCGGGCTGACAGGAGTGGCGGCTGGCGGTTTGCCGCAGGGCGGCTACTGGCCCCCACCGACGACGACGACCACGCAACCGACGTACACGACGACGACGACCACGGCGCCGACGACCACGACGACGCAACCCCAGGGCGACGACGACACGACGACCACGACGACGTCGACCACCACGACGGTCCCGGAGACGACCTCAACCTCGTCCAGCAGCTCCACGACGGAGCTGACGACCACGTCAACGTCCTCAACGACCCCCAGCTCCACCAGCACGTCGACAACGTCATCGAGCACGGTCCCGGAGAGCACGACTACGGCCCCCAGTTTGACGACGACGACGGGCGTGAGCCCATCGACGGAAGTGGCGACCACCACGACGACGACGGTCGCCCCGACGACGACCACGACGATCCCAACACCGACGCCGCGACTTCCCGCGACCCGCTGACAGGAGAACCACCATGAACCTGCTCGCCGCCTCGACCCTCATCGACGGCCACACCCTGCTCTCTGACTGGCTCCTACTGATCGGCGCCATCGTGTTCTTCGTCGCCGCGATCATCGCCATCGTGCCGATGCAGCACACCACCACCGAGCCGCCACGGGCCTATCCGGTCTGGCTCGGCCACGGCTTCCTCATCGCCATTGGACTGTGTCTCGTGGCGATCGGCTGGCTCGTCCTCTGAGATGAACGGCTGGGTGCTCGACCTTCATCTCAGGGTGCTCGACCTTCATCTCACCGGCACCATCACGCCGCCATCCACCAAGCCAGACGTCACGCTGCGCTGGCACATCGGCCCCGTCGCCACCAAGCCTGTCGGCTGGACCCCCGCCCCGCCCTCCCTACTTCGCCACCCACCAACGAAAAGCGAGACCACCATGCAGCTCACCGCTGACCAGCAAGTCACCCTCACCGTGTCGGGCACCGACGCCTACGGCAACCCGACCAACATCTCCGGTGACGGCACCTGGCTGTCGTCCGACGAGGCGATCATCCAAGTGACCGGCGACGACGACTCGGCCGTTGCCACCGCCGTCGGCCCGATCGGCACCGCCTCGGTCACCTACACCAACGACGTCGACCAGGACGGCTCCGGTGACTTCATCGGGTCGCTCGCCATCGACGTCGTCGGCGGCGCGATGACCGCGATCGTGCTCACGCCGAGCGAGCCGGTCGGCAAGGACGTCGTGCCCGACAACACGCTGCCGGACGAGCAGCCCGGCTGATAGGCGGCTATCAGTGGCCGGGCGACGCCTGATCTTCGCGGGCGGGCGCATCGACTGGAACGAGGGGCAGATCAGGATTCTGCTCTCCGGGCCGGGCGGTGAGACGTCCCAGGAGATTCAGCGCCGAGCTCGCGCCGTGCAGAAGCGCGCCCAGCGGGGAGCCCCGTACCGCACCGGGGAACTGCGTCGCTCGATCAGCGTCAACACGACGCACCCGTCCGAGGGGGCGGTGGCTGACATCACCGCCTCCGCACCCCACGCCATCCCCGTCGAGTTCGGCCGCAGCCGACAGGACAAGGGCGGCGGCTGGCTGGTCTGGCAGGGGGACTTCGAGACGGTGTTCAGTCACACCGCAGCGGCGATCGCGGCGAGGCCGTACATGCGGCCCGCGCTCGACGCCGTCGAGCAAGACTGACAGCCACGTTGCACAACGTGCTACCGTGCCACCCGTGGCGAAATACACCTTTGGCGAGCCCATCACCGAAGACGACGTGCTCGAAATCCAAGGCATCCACTACCCGATGATGCCGGTCGGGATGCGGGCGATGCGTCGGATGCTCACCCTGAAAGCACAGGTCGACCCCAACCGCAGCGACGACGACGACGTCACCGAGGCCGACCTGGACCTGATGATGGACGTGGTCGTCAACACCGTCCGACCCGAGCACCGTGATGCGCTGCGCGAGCACATCGAGGAATCGGTGTCGCCCCCCATGCTCAGCCAGATCGCCCAGGCCGTGATGAGGTCGTTCAGCGATGTGGACCCTACGCAGCCGGAGTCGTCCTCCGGTGGATCGTTGCCGACTGGGTCCGATTCGACGGCTGGTGCACCCGCCACGGAGTTGATACCGAGTCTCTGAGCGTGCGGCGGGCGATCAACGCCTACCTGTTCATGATCCGCGAGTGGGCCGACGAAGACCAGCAGTACCAGATCGACGAGGCGCTGCTGCCCCAGGGCCGCGCCCTCGCCGCCACGTGGGATG